CCTTATTTCTTAATACGACTGATATTTAAGCACTCACAATGCTCCGCATTTCCACTATCGTTACCCTTAACATTCTGATTCGCTTCCAACAGCGCAGACGACGAAATGAAACTGCTCCCAATTTGACCTTTCCAATTAGAAACATTCTTTACGAATGGGAAACACGCCGCTCCATCCCCCGCGATACTGAGCCCTATCCTATATTCGATTACTCTAAGTCCCTCCTCGCATACATAGATCTGATCACGTGCCACAAAATCAAGATTCATCTCAACGATGAAATTGACGCTATACGTGAACGCTACCACTCCCGCGAAGAAAACTATGACGTTTTCATGCACATCGACCCCTCCGATGTCCCGCCCGATAGAGCCCCCTCCTACGGAATCTCCTCCGTCCCCCATCGCTATCACTCGATCCCCTCTGGATCATTAAATGTGAATGACAAAATTCGTGTTCTCCAGTTTGACCCCGATTTCGTTGAAACCAACGACGCCCGCTCGAACATTCTATTCGATGAGACACTCGATCTTTCAGGTGCCCCCCCCCACCCTGAGATTAAGAAAATCATTGAACTTTGGTTCCCTCAATACGTACCCTATCTGACCGACTACTGCCGTCCTCCTTCTTTTGGACCTCAAGCATTTCTCGATTTCAATAGAGCTACGCCCACCCCCGCTCCCCCTAGCCCCGAACGTCATGAAGCAATTATGACTATCGTCCGCTCGAAGTTTAACATCAAGCCTTACAGGCCCCTCCACTTCGCTGACGCCCTTGCTGCTGAGACTCCTCTCAACACTTCTGCTTCATACTACTCTAAATACGACCCCCGTATCAGAGTCCTCGCCCGCTACTCCTCGCCCATACGTTACAACGACATGCCCACCTCCAAAGGACATTTCATAAACGTAACGCTTAATGAGTTCCGCAACGAGTTCCACCACATCAAATACGATGGCGCCCCCTTCCCCAAGGACTACGCCTCAATCGATGAACTCAACGCCCGCAATGAAGCCTGGATGCACAAACATCCCACCCAACTCTTCATTAGAACTCAAATCTCTAAGCGCGACCCCTCCGAGCCCAAGAAGATCCGTCCTGTTTACGCAGTCGACGACCGCTTCCTCCACATCGAAAAGACACTGACCACCCCGCTACTCGCACAACTTCGTAACCCCGAATGTTGCGTTGCCCATGGTTTAGAAACATTTCGCGGAGCTATGACCTTCTTAGATCAACAAGCTCACAATTACAAGAGCTTCATCTCCCTCGACTGGTCTCAATACGATCAACGTCTACCCTATTACGTTATCGTCGCTTACTACCTAGATTTCTTGGCATCATTAATAATCGTATCACACGGTTACATGCCCACTCGCTCCTATCCGGATACTAAATCCGATATTCACTCCTTCGCTGCACGCCAATACAACGTGCTACTCTACCTTTTGGTATGGTATCTGTCGATGACCTACCTCTCATTTGACGGTTTCGCCTATGTCCGACGACATGGTGGTGTACCCTCAGGTCTGCTCAACACGCAGTCTCTTGATTCCTTCGGAAACATGTACATCATCGCTGATTGTCTACTAGAGTTTGGATTTACCATAGAAGAGTGCATCGAGATCATATTTCACGTACTAGGTGATGACAATCTCCTATTCTTACGTGCAAATCTCGAAAGAGTTACCAAATTCATGGTATTCCTGGAATCCTACGCCAGAGAACGCCACGGTATGGTCCTCTCGATCCTAAAGTCGGTTTACTCCAACTTAAGATCTAAAATCACCTTCCTAGGTTATGAGAACAATTATGGCTACGCCACGCGTCCTATCGGTAAACTGGTTGCCCAGCTCGCCTTCCCCGAGCGCCCAGTTCCTTCCCACCGAGAATGGATTCACGCCGCCCGCGCATTAGGCCTCGCCTATGCCTCCTGTGGTCAAGATCCAGTATTCCACCTTCTCTGTAAGCTGGTATACGACAAGTTCCGCCCAACCTCACCGGTCCCGTCCCACCACATCCAGAAAGTGTTCAAGAAATGGAAGTATCAACTTCCTGACTTTGACATTGAAGATGTAGTATACACATTTCCGGACTTCCCGTCCTGTCCAAGTGTCCGCAAGGAAACTTACGGCTATCATGGCCCGTTTTCTGAAAACGACAAATGGAACTTCAATGTGTTCGACGTCCCGCCCAGTGACAACCTCCCTGAGTACGTTACTCTAAAGGATTATGTCAAGACAAACCCTGACATGTCCCAACAGTTCGACGACTTTTGGCAAGGTAAGAGATCCTTTTAAATCTCCG